CAGGAGATGTTGCGAGAATATGTAATAAAACGTTGTGAGGATGAAAATTTATTCATTCCTGGCTTAAATGTGAAAGAAAACCCTCGAAACTCAAAAAGCAGAAGGTTGGAAAGCTTACAACCTATCTTTGCAAGAGGGCAGGTTCATATTCAAAAAGATATGCAAGACCTCATTAATGAATTGTTGCTATTTCCTAGAGGAAAGCACGATGATTTATTAGATGGAATGTACTATGCAAACAAAGGGTCTTATACCCCTCATCACGAGACAAAAGATGAAAAAACTCCCATTTTAGGATTATCTGCAAGAAAAGTAGTGGATTGGATGACAGCATAAGCATAAATGACTTGTGGCTTGGTGCTATCACGAGGATAGTTTTCATACAATTTTATGCCTATTAATGTTCATCCAGAAGTCCAAAGGTCAGAAGACCTTTTACGAGAATATCACGGACAACGCTCAGATTGGGCAAGTCAGGCAATGGAAGACGATGAGTTCAGGAACAGTTCCCAATGGACGGCTGACCAAGTAAAAGTATTAAAAGGAAGGGCACAAAGTCCAATTATAGACAATGTAGTCCATCCAGCCGTTGAACAGGCAAAGGCACTCCTTACAGCAAACAAACCCAAGTTCCAATCAACAGGTAGAGAAGATAGCGATACAAAGGTTGGAAGAGTCTTTTCTGATATTATGTCCTATATCTGGGATATATCGAATGGCAATACAGAATTAAAGCAAGTCATTGACGATTATTACGTAAAAGGGTTGGGTGCTTTATTTGCTTATATAGACCCTATGATGGATTTTGGTAGAGGAGAAGTCTGCTTTAAGTCCGTAGACCCTTTTGATTTATTTATTGACCCAGCATCAAGAGATACATTTTGTAGAGATGCGAGCAATATTATTATTTCTAAAACTTTAACAGGAGAACAAGTACGCAATGCGTATCCACAAGTAGTAAAAAGCTCTAGTGAAGGAGGAGGAACTCTGATTTCACAAATGGTAGAGAGTATTAATGACTATTATCCTTCAAATAATAGAGACTCCTCTGAATTAGACCAAAAAGTTGGTCCTATCGAAGATTCAAACCAAACAGATAGTAAAACATTCCAAGTAATAGACAGATATGAGAAGGTTCAATTACCATTCTGGCATTGTGTAGACACAACCAATGGAAATGAATTTATACACGCAGATGCCGATTATCAGGAATTTTTGCAGTCTCCAGCCTGTATTGTCCAAAACTCTCAAGGGATTGAACACGTTACGGATAAATATAAGGTACAAGAATTAATAGGAATGGTGGAACAGCTAGGAGAAGTGTTCCATATGATGATTGACCAACAAACTGGGCAACCAATGCCTATGCCTGGAGAAGAGCACGAAGGTGCAGTTCCAGGCTCTACCACAAAAATCACTATCGTTTCTATAGCAGAATTAGAGGCAGAGGGAATAGTAGTTTGTAATAAAGTACTAGTAGACAGAATAAAGCGAGTGCTCTCTATTGGACGAGTTATGATTGCGGTACAGATTATGGATATTGAAGAATATCCTATTGTTACCCTGATGAATAGGCATAATAGAAATCCATATCCAATGAGTGATGTGCGATTTATTAAACCAATACAGGAATATATCAATAAGATTACTTCTCTTATTATTGCTCACGCTAGTTCTTCTACAAATACAAAGCTGTTGATACCTAGAGGTTCAATGAACAGAAAACAGTTAGAAGAGGAATGGTCAAGAGCTGGGACTGGAGTAATTGAGTATGACCCAGAACTGGGACAACCTATTGTTGCTGGACCTGTCCCTCTGCCCAATGAATTATATAAGAACAGGGAAGATGCAAAAACAAGTATTTACCATATACTAGGAATTCATCCGTTACAACACGGAGACCCTAGTTCTGCTCCCAGTACATACAAAGGTACGGTAGCTATTGATGAATATGCACAGCGTAGGATTAAATCAAAACTGGATGATATTGACGCTATGCTTAATCAAATGGGGAAGGTTATTGTAAACCTAATACAGCAGACATATACAGATGAGAAAACAATTCGATTAATGAAACCAGATGGGGTGGTATCTGAAGCAACAATGAATCAACCTTTATATGATGACTTTACTGGAGAGGTATTAGGGAGAATGAATGACGTGACGATTGGTCAATATGACTTAATTGTTGTAAGTGGAAGTACGTTACCATCAAACAGGTGGGCAAGATTTGATTACTATATGAGCCTGTATGAGAAAGGCATTATTGACCAGCAGGAAGTGCTGGAACAAACAGAAGTTGCAGACACAGAAGGCGTTCTAAAGAGAACAAGTATGATTATGCAGTTGCAACAACAAGTTCAGGCTCAAGAAGAGCAAATAAAAGAATTACAAGGCGACCTACAGACAGCACAGAGAGAATCTGTCTCAGATAGGAAACGTGTAGAAATAGAAAAATTCAAGACTAAGTTGACGGATTCAGCTAACAAAACACAAAAAGCATCGCAACTATATGAAGCGAGGCTCAATGATGAACTTGGCAAAGTCAAAGAAGAAAATAGGGCAATTAAATCACAACAAATAAACCCAGTTGCTGTCGGATAGACAAATTGGAAGGAGAATAAATGAGTGATATAGTAAATGACCCAAACGTTGCTGAGACTTCAGACCCAACTGTTACAGAACAGTATTGGGGAGAAGACCCAAATGTGGATGTCACCCAACAGGCTGAGACTCCTGTAGAACAAGCTCAAGTTCCTGCGTTAGATGCGTTTGAAGATGAACTCGCAAATCAGCAATCAGCACAGGAAATGCCAGAGAATACAGATAGCGAACAAAATCGTTATCAGTATTGGCAATCACGGTACGACCAAAAGGCAAGTGAATTTGATGCAATGAGTGAAAAAATAGCGAAGTATGAGAAGGTTGCTCCTATAGCGGAGTACATTCAAGAAAACCCAGCAGTACTCAAAAATGTAGCAAGGTCACTTTCTGGTGATGACCCTCAGGTTCCCTCTCAGGAGAAATCTGCGGAATTACCAAAGAAACCTCAGCGTCCAACCAAACCGACTAACTATGATGCAACCGAAGCATATATGGACCAGGAAAGCAATTCTTTTAAATATCGAGCAGAATTAGACAATTATCGAGATAATATGATTGATTATCAAGAGCAAATGGAGAATCAAAGAATCGAAGCATTGCGTCAGCAAGAAGTTCAAATTCAACAAAGACAAGAACAATACCAACAGGCACAGGCTGTCGATGGGATGAAATCTCGTTTAGTAAATGAATTTGGGTATGCTGGTGAGAAAGCAGATGAATTTTTGAATTTCTATAGTTCCCCAGATTCAATCACGCTTGATAACCTAGTACAGCTTGATAAATTTAGAAACTCTCCTAGTCAGCAAGAGGTTGCAATGAAACAGAAAGTTCAAGCAATGCAAAATCAAGCACAAAGAATGAAAGTTCCTACGCCTACTGCAATTCAGACTGGCAATCCAGAACCTAATTTCTCTGATGATGATTTGTTCAACTTGGGCTTGATGTCGAATAAAAGAACTTAACTTATCTTAGGAGGATAATATGGCTACAACTGCCGTAACAGGAGCTAAAAATCTTGGCTCAACTGGTGTTCTCTATACCGATAGAAGAGATTTCTACATTCGTCCGAATGTCGTCAAGGAACTTTGGACTGATGTAACGCCTTTTCTTACTGTTGTTGCTAATCAAGGCACAATTACAGGTATGGCAGACCCTACTTTCAAAATGTTTGAACACAGAAACCCTTGGCAAAAACAACAATTTCAAATGAATTCCAACCCTGATGCTGTTGCTTCTGGAGCAGAATCGGCGGCGAGTGCGATTGAAGAAGGTACTGAATCAGGTATCCAGCTTGGTCAAAATATTGTTGGAATGGTATGTGATGTATTTGCTGACTCTAGTGGACCATCTGGTGCATCTAAAGGACAGGTACTCATTACTGAATATGCTGTAGTTAGTGGTGATGATAATGACACGATAAAGTATAAAAACTTGACATCAACATCTATAAACCTTGCTGACACTGATTGGCTTGTTATTGTTGGTAATGCACAGGGTGAAGGTACTAACTCACCTACCGCTTGGTCTGATGACTTGTCAGTAGTCTATAATTCTACACAGATTTTCAAGACTCCATTGGAGATTACTGGAACTCTGTTAGAAGCTTCACTTCGTGGAGAGTCTAAAGAATTAGCTAGACTTCGTGACCAAAAATCAGCAGAGCATAAGATTCAAAAAGAACGTGCGTTCTTGTTTGGTTCTAACCCTAAAGGTATTTCTGGTGGATTTGCTAATATCGAAGATATTACGGATGCAAGTGGGAATACAGTTAGAACTACAATGGGAATTGTAAGTGCTTTAAATCAATATGGAACTACATCTGGAGATGCACAAAATAAGTTTGCCGATTCTGATATTAATACTTACGCAAAATTTGTTGATGCAATGGAAAAAGTGTTCCAATATATTCCAACTTCAGGAGTAAAACGCTGTTTTGCTGGACCAGGAGCAATGGGATATTGGTCTAAGCAAGGAAGTGGTGTTAACGATTCTTGGACAAAAACTGACGGTTGGACAGCAAATCTTGGTGATATGAAACGAGATACTCTTGGTTTCAATTACAGGCTTCTTGAAACGCCTCACGGAGTGTTGCAGTTAATTCCAACTCCAGCATTTAGAGGTCCTTACAATAAGCATATGCTAGTTGTGGATGAAGAGAATATGTTTCACGCTCAGTATAGGAAGCCACAGTTTCAAGCTTCTATACAAGCAAATGATTATGATGGTGTGAAAGACCAGTATATGTCTGATGAAGGCATTGGTGTTTCATTACTAGAAAGTCACGCATTGATGGTAACTCCTTAATAACAGGGAATAACGCTAAAGGGGGCTGTCTTCGGGTAGCCCCCTACCTTAACATATGGCAAATTTTAAAGAACAGATTGAAAACTTAGCAGGAACCACAACGGTAACTGGAAATGTCAATATTGATAATTATAACAATATGATAAATAACTTTCTAAAGCAGTCTGCAAGGGCTGTTTTGGATGTGTTGCCAGATGAAGTGTTAATCAGAGACTCTATTCAAGCTACGGTTAGTAATGCGAATGGATTGGATGTCACAGATAAGAAGATTGTTAAGGTATTACGAGGAAATTATGGAGCCATTGAAGTTCCTTTAGAATTAAAAGCACAGGTGCAAACTGCCTCTGGAAGTTTAATGCAACCTTCGTCTAGAAGTCCTGTCTATTATATTGAAGGACAGACCTCTACTGGGGGAAAGCTTTTTGTTAAGCCTGACCCTACCGCTTTGGATTCTTCAACAAAAGCGTACGTTCATTATAATGTATTTCCTACTCCATTATGGTCTGATACAAGTATTCCAAATTTTCCAGATTTAGCAGAATACGCTGTTCTTATTGGTTCTGCTATGAGACTATTGCAACATAAAATAAACAAAATGATTCACGAAGAAGAGGATATAGAACTGGCTAGTGTGGCACAACAGGAGATTGCAATTATACAGGCATTATATCAAGATGAGATTTCTAGGCTAAATGGACAAGTAGGGTCTATGGCGCAACCAGCAAAAGAGGGGAGATAAATGGCACAAAGTAATCCTACTATAACTGGAAGTCCTTCTTATGGATTTGGCTTAACTCAAGAACAGTTAGTTGATTTAGTAAGGGTACATCATCCAGATATGTTAGAAGCAGAGGTAAGAGTGTATCTAAATCAAGCATTACGAGAGTTTACCAAAAAAACAAAAATTT